CCATACGGATGATCAGCGAGGCTTCCTGTTCGGTCACGCTTCACGGTATCGAGGTTCGCTGACCTACCACCGGAATGATCTTCACGGTGCTGCTCCTACCGTCACCCGCACACCCACCCCACGGGAGCAGCGGGAGCGCAGATGGCCTGGTGGCACTACATCACCGGACGCAACCGGCTGCCCACACCCACCCCCACAGCACCCCAACCCACCGCGATCACCGCCGCAGCCCAGCCCGTCACCAGCCCACGCACCGAACTCATCCGCACCCCCGACGCCTGGCAGAACGAAGCCTGGGAGTACTACGACACCCTCGGCGAATTCCGGTACGCCGCCGACTGGGAAGCCAACATGCTCTCCCGCGTCCGCTTCTACGCCGCCAAACTGGAACCCGGAGCCGACGAACCCATCCGCGTCGACGCAGGCACCGGCGTCGACCTCATGACCACCTTCGCCGGAGGCGTCGCCGGACAGGCCCAGATCATGGCCGGACTCGGCACCCAGCTTGCCGTCCCTGGCGAGGGCTACCTGATCGTCGAAAGCCGCGACGGGGTCGAGCAGTGGTCGGTCCGCTCCATCGACGAAGTCCGCGCCGCCCGCGGCCACTACGAAGTCATCGACGAGAGCAGCCCTCGCACCGGCGCCAACTGGCGTCCGCTCGCAACCGAGTCGATGGCGCCGATCCGGGTGTGGCGGCCGAACAAGCGCTACCACCACCTCGCCGACTCCCCTGCACGGGCCGCCCGGTCGACGATGCGGGAACTGGAGCTGGTCAACCGGCACATCATCGCCCAATACCTGTCGCGGCTGGCGTCGGCCGGTGTGTGGCTCGTCCCGGACGAGCTCACCTTCCCGGTGAGGGAGGAGTTCGCGGATGCTCCGGATCCGTTCATGGCGGAGTGGATTGAGATCGCGTCGGAGGCGATCCGGACGCCGGGTACGGCGGCTGGAGTGGTGCCCCTGCCGATCAAGATTCCGGCAGAGTTCGTCGACAAGATCAAGCATCTCGACTTCACCCTGAAAATCGACGACAAGATCATCGAGAAGCGAGACAGCGCCATCAAACGCCTCGCCTCCCAGCTCAACGTGCCACCGGAAGTCCTCCTCGGCATGGGTGACCTCAACCACTGGAACGCCTGGGCCGTCGATGAAACCAGCCTCAAAGTCAACGTCGCACCCGACGCCGAACTCATCGCCCAAGCCCTCACCATCGGCTACCTTCAACCGCGACTCAAGGCCAGCCACGTAGAGGACTGGGCGAACTGGGTCGTCTGGTACGACATGTCGGAACTCACCCTCCGCCCCGACCGCTCCGACAACGCCATCCAGCTCTACGACCGGATGGAAATCAACGGCACCGCACTCCGCCGCGAAACAGGCTTCGACGAATCCGACAAGCCGTCCGACGACGAGCTGAAGGAACAGGGCCTCAAGGTCATCATCAAGTCCCTCCCCTCCGGCGGCCCGGCCGCCCTGTCCGAACTCACCGGCGAACGCATCACCATCACCCCCGTCACCCCCCTCGCGCCCGGCGAAGCAGCCGACGCGGCAGCCGAGCCGGCACCCCCGCCGGAAGATCGGTCACCCCCGGACGAAGACACGGCACGAGAAGCCGCCGCCTCCGCCCGGTCAGCCCGCCTCATCCAGCAGTCGCAGGCCATGCATGCCGTCCGCTGGGCAGCCGGCCGGCCGCCAGAGCTGCTGCATCCGGCGTTGTGTTCGCAGCACGCGTTCTCCTGTCCGTTCACGCATGCGGCGATGAAGCTGTCGACGCTGCCCCGGCCGGGAACGTCGGGGACGTACGAGGCGCGGCTGTCGTCGTTCGGGCAGTTGGTGATCGGTCAGCGTGCGCCTCTCCTGGATACGTCCGGGTTTCTGACGACCCTCTCTCCGCGGAGTTCGCATGGTTACGCTCACGGCCGCCGCTGACGGCTCGCACCTTCAGGGCGCGATGATCGCGCTGATGCCGACGTCGGAGGACGCGGCCCGGCTGGCGATCGAGGGCGGCGAGGCGGCCGACGATCTGCACCTGACGCTGCGGTACCTCGGTAAGGGCGCGGACTTCAGCGACGAGGCCCGGCAGGCGGTCATCGATGCCGTCACCGACGTGCTGCCCCGCTACGTCAGCGGGCCCGTCACGGCCAAGGCGTTCGGTGCTGCCCACTGGAACGGCAACAGCGACGAGCCATGCTGGGTGTGGTCGGTCGGCGATAGCCCGGAGACGCCGCGCATGCTGGGCATGCTGCACGGGGCGGTCGCCATGGCGCTGGAAGAGGGACTCGATGAGAGCGTCGACCACCCCGATCTGCCGGAGCCGCACACGCCGTTTGCGCCGCACATCTGTGCCGCGTACTCCGACGAATTGGACCTCATCATCGCGCTGGAAGAGCGTCTCGGCCCGGTCACCTTCGACCGCGTGAGGGTCGCGTTCGCCGGGGACCACACCGACATCCCCCTTGACGAGTCAGTCACCGCGGCGGCCGGGCCGCTGCGCCGTCAGCCGACCGAGCTGGAGATCCGCAGCCGCGTCGACTTCGCGGAGATGGACAAGGCGTGGCACGAAGCCGTGGACGCCACCGTCGAAGCGTGGGCCGACATCCAGACCGTCCAGCGCGAGCAGATCACCGCCGCCGTTCAGGCCGCCGCCGAAGCCGACGACCTCGACCGCCTGAACACTCTCACCGTCGACAGCAGCGACGGGGCGCGGCTCCTCATCGCCCGCATGATCGCCTACGCGCGGGAGGCAGGCGAGCAGCAGCAGGCCGAAGCCGAAGCGCAGGGCGTCAACGTCCCCGAGTGGTCGCTGGACGACGAGGCGCTGACCGCCGCAGCGATCCGGGACAGGCTGCGGCAGATCGGGCGCACGGCCGCGCGGGTCCTCGGTGTCGGCCTGGTGCAGTCCGCTGTCCGGCAGGCGATGCGGGTGTGGGGCTCCGGGTCGGCGGACCAGGTGGCCGCGCAGGTGGACGAGCACCTCGCATCGCTGTCGGGTGCTGCGGTGGAGGAGCAGGTGGGGGCGGCGATGACGGCCGCTCAGAACGAGGGACGCATGGCCGTCCTCGCGGTCGCCCCGCCCGCCGAGTATGTCGCGAGCGAGGCGCTAGATCGCAACTCATGTAAGCCGTGCCGCGACATCGACGGCACCCGCTACACCACGCTGCCCGACGCCCGCCAGGCATACCCCACGGGGGGCTACACCGGCTGCCTCGGCGGTGCGCGATGCCGGGGCACCCTCGTCACCGTGTGGCCGCAGGCGGACGAGCAGGCAGCACAGACCGGAATGATCTTGGCTGCGAGCGCGGACACAATGCCGCCGACACACCACAAAGGAGGCGGCGCCGTGCCGTACCGCGTTGAAGAGGGACACCCGGACTGCGGTGCAGACACGCCGTGGTCCGTGGTGAACGAAGAGAGCAGCGAACTGATGGGCTGCTACGCCACCGAGACCGAGGCTCAGGAGCAGCGGGCCGCTCTCGCCGCAGCAGAGAACGATGACGAGCCCGCCGACGACGGCGACGAGAGCATGGACTATGCGGGCGACACCGCCCCGTGGGAGGGCGTCCTCGCCGTCGAAGGGATCGTCACCGGCGACGGCCGCGAGTTCGCCGAAGGAGCCCTCACCTGGGCCGATCTCCCCGTCCCGCTGCGCTGGAACATCGAGGACTCCCACGGTGGCGAAGCCCGCACCAAAGCTGTCAACGTCGGCCGTATCGACAAGGTGTGGCGCGACGGCAACAAGATCATGGGTGCTGGTGTCCTCGACCTGTCCGACGACAACGGCCGCCGCGCCTACGACAAGATCAAGGGCGAGTTCCTCCGCGGTGTCTCCATCGACGCCGACTCCATCAGCGACGCCGACGTCGAGTTCGTGTGGCCCGACGACGCCAACGCCGGGGCCGAAGACGGCGGCGAGGACGATCTGTTCGAGATGCTGTTCGCGCAGCCGGAGAAAGTCATCTTCCACGGCGGCCGCATCCGCGCCGCCACCCTCGTCGACATCCCCGCGTTCGCCGAGGCCTACATCGCGCTCCTGGACGAGGCTGGCGCGGTCGTGGCTGGCGGGCAGCCGGTCGGCGCCGACGCGGTGGAGGCGGCGGTGGTGCGGGAGCCGGCCCGGCCGCGGGCGGTCACTGCGTCCGTGACGGAGCTGTGGCGGCCGCCCGCCCAGTGGTTCTCGGACCCGAAGCTCAGCCTTCCGACGCCGATCACCATCACCGACGAGGGCCGCATCTACGGGCATGCCGCGCAGTGGGGCACCTGCCACATTGGGCAGGAAGGCACCTGCATCCAGCCGCCGCGCGAGGACGAGCACCCGTACTACCGCACCGGCGAGGTCGTCTGTGAGGGCGGTGAGCGGATGGCGGTCGGTCAGATCACCGTCGGCACCGGGCACGCGCCGCTCAACCTGGGTGCGTCTCCGGCGGCCGAGCACTACGACAACACCGGTGCTGCGGTCGCGGATGTCGCGGTCGGCAACGACCAGCACGGCATCTGGATTGCGGGCAGCGTGCGGCCGGGCGCGGACCCGTTGAAGGTGTACGAGCTGCAGGCGGCCGGGCAGGTGTCGGGTGACTGGCGGCGGATCGGCGGGCAGCTTCGGCTGGTGGGGCTGCTGGCGGTGAATGTGCCGGGGTTCCCGGTGCCGAAGATGCGGGCGCGGGTTGCGTCGGGGCAGCCGTTGGCGCTGGTCGCGGCGGGTCGTCCGCAGGTGGCACGGGGCCGGTCGCAGGCGGATGTGGAGCAGGATGCGGTTCGGATCGTGATGCGGATGCTGTCGCGCCGTGTCCACCCTGGAAGGGGGTGAGTAATCGTGTGCAGCTGCAATAAGAGGCGTCGTCCGGCACCTCCGCCGCCCCCTCCTCCGAGCCTCTGACCTTTAGGTTTATCCGACCAGTCAAGTGAATTGACACATTGTCGGACAGTGTGCTATGCGCTAACCTCCGTGATCAAAGGGCGTTGAAGAGCCCGAACCCAACCCTTCGATCACGGAGGAAATCGTGGCCGACGAGCTGTTCAACGCCCCGTCCGACCTCACCCTCACCAGCGACACCGAACTCGCCGAACTCGAAACGACAGCAGTCGCCGAGTTCGAGCGCGTCTCCGCCCTCGACGACGTCGCCCCCGACACCCTCGCCTACGCGATGCGCCTCACCAGCGACCTCGACAACATTCGCGCCGAACTCCGCGTCCGCGAGGTCCGCGCCGAGCAGCAGGCCCAGCTCCAGCAGACCCGCGTCGGCGAGCAGCTCGCCGCGCTCCGCGAACGGGTCCACGGCCCCACCCCCGCCGAAGCGGCCGCCGCCCACCAGACCGTCGACGCCGAAGCCATCGCCGCCGCCGCCGCACGCGGCGTCACCGCAGGCATGGTCGCCCTCATGGGCGAACGCCGCGGCAACATCGACGCCGAGGCCCTCGCCCGCCGCGCCACCGCGAGCCTCGCCGAGACCGCCCGCCACGCACCGGCCCCCAAGGTCCCCACCCAGCGCCTCGCGATCACCGCATCGGTCGACATTCCCGGCGTCGCCCACGGCGGCACGCTGCCGACCCTCGACGCGCTCACCGACGTCGTGACCCGCAAGGCCAAGTCCATGCCGGTCACCCGCGGCAACCCGAACAACCAGCTCGTCGCCTCGGTGAAGAACGAGTTCTCCCACACCGTCGACGAGCGGACCTCACCGTCGGAGATCCGCGAGCTGTTCGACTACCTCACCTCCCCGGAGAAGCAGGCCGCGCTCGTCGCTGGCGGCGGATGGTGCGCGCCGTCGGAGATCCGCTACGACTTCTTCAACATCGCCTGCTCCTCCGGCCTGATCGACCTCCCCACGGTCGGCGTCACCCGCGGCGGCATCCAGTTCCCCGTCTCCCCGTCCCTCGCCGACACGGTCAACTCCATCGCCTTCGGCGGATTCGCGGTCACCTTCAACGGCGACTCCGTGCCGTGGTTGTGGACCGAGGACGACGACATCGCCGCCGCCACCGGCTCCCCCACCAAGCCGTGCGTCCGCGTGCCCTGCCCCAGCTTCGACGAGGAACGCCTGGAGCTGTACGGCATCTGCCTCACCGCGGGCAACCTCGCCGACTCCGCATACCCCGAGGCGACGCAGCACATGATCCGGCTGCTCATGGCCGCGCACGACCACGCCATGAACGCCCGCCTCATCTCCCTCATGGTCGCCGCCTCCAGCGCGGTCACCTCCATCACCGGCGGCGCGGCCACCGACGCCGCCGCCCCCCGCATCTTCAACGCCGTCGGCCTCGCCGCCACCGACTACCGCGAGCGGTACGGCATGTGCCTCGACGACGTCCTCGAAGTCGTCCTGCCCGCCTGGGTCCGCGAAGTCATCCGCGGCGACCTCGCCTGGAAGGCGGGCGTCGAGCTCCAGGCCGTGCCCAACAGCGAGATCGACTCCTACTTCCTCGCCCGCAACGTGCGCGTGCAGTGGGTCGACGACTGGCAGGTCCGCGCCTCCGGCCAGTTCGGCAACGCGACCGCGATGACCGCGTGGCCCACGACCGTGGACTTCCTCATCTACGCGGCCGGCACGTTCATCCACGGCAACGGCATGAGCCTCGACCTCGGCGTCGTCCGCGACAGCGTCCTGAACGAGACCAACGACCACACCGCCCTGTGGTCGGAGGAGGCCCACCTGATCGCGAAGGTCGGCCACGAGTCCCGCCAGTACCGCGTCGGCTTCAACGTCAACGGCTCCACCTCGGCGCTGCTGACCGGCACCGTCCGGGTCTGACCCGGCCCGGCCGTGACCGTAACCGTTGACGAAGGGAGGTGAACACTCATGGCACGCCAGCTCATCGAACTGCCCACGATGTTCACCTCTCTGCCGCACGGGCTGTGGGACTCCATCCAGACCCCCAGCCCCGGCACCGTGCACTGGCAGAACGGCGTCACCTGGCAGGACCGCTGCCCGACCGGCGACACCACCTACGACGAATGCCTCGCGGTCACCGGCATCGGCGCGCCCCCCGAACCGGCCGCCAAGACCGCCAACGTCGAGGAGACCAACCGCGGCGCCACACCGTTCACGGTGTACGCCCGCTTCGACTGCTCACCCGTCGGGCTCGGCGAAGCCCAGACCGTGGCCCAGGACGCCCTCGCCCGCGTCGAACAGATGCAGGTGGAGACGGCGTTCTGGACCGGCGTCGCCGGAGGCCAAGCGGTCGTCTTCCCGCACCTCGCCGCCGACGGCGAAGTCATCGAAGGCGAAGTCGTCCTGCAGACCGTCGCCTCGCCTGTTGTGACCGGCGCCGACGTCGCCCACGCGATCGGACTGCTGGAGCAGGAACTCGCCGAGTGCTACGCAGGCCAGGGCCTCATCCATGTACCGCGGAGTGCGCTCGCGACGTTGGCCGCCTGGAACCTGGTGACCGAGATCGAGGGTGGTCTGTTCACGCCGGGCGGGAACCGGATCGTGGCGGGCGGCGGCTATCCCGGCACCGGCCCGGACGGTGAGGCGCCTGCCGCAGGCACGACGTGGATCTATGCGACTGGTGCGGCGTGGGGCTACCGGTCGAACGTTTTCTTCTCGCAGGTACGGGACTCGCTGAACCGGTCCTCGAACACCTTGCAGATGCTGGCCGAGCGGAACTACCTGATCGGCTTCGAGTGCTGCCTGCTGGCCGCGCACATCGTCCTGGGCGTGCCCACCGAATAGGAGTATCACCATGGCAGCTACGTCGACGTGCGCGACTCCCATCAAGGGCACGCACATGCGGATCATCGC